CTGACCCAGAAGTTTTACCTCACCTGCCTGGCTACCACATATTGGTTCGCCCTGTTTCGGTAAAAAGTAAAACTAAAGGTGGATTATTATTACCTGATTCAGTAAAAGATGACGTAGCTTATTTAACTACAGTAGGTAAAGTTTTATCAGTAGGAGACTTAGCCTATAAAGATGAAGATAAATTTCCAAATGGAAAATGGTGTGATGTTGGAGACTATGTTTGTTATGCTAGACATGCAGGTCAAAAACTTTACTACAAAGGTGTAAGACTATTATTATTATTTGATGACCAAGTAATGATGAAAGTTGATGAACCAACTAACTTAGATATGACATATAACTTATCAAATTAAGAAGGAGAGTAATATGAAACTTACAAAAAATATTGTAAAGTTTTCCAACTTTTTAATTAGAATACCAAAAGCTATGAAAGGTGTTTGGGATTCTTCTGAAAATCGTTGGGGATATAGAAAGATTAATAATGACTAAATTATGTGCAAGGGGGAAAAATGCTGCGAAACGTAAATTTAAAGTATATCCTAGTGCGTATGCAAATGCGTATGCTTCTAAAATCTGTGCAGGAAAAATTAAAGACCCTAGTGGTAAGAAGCGAAAAGATTGGAAGGGCAGTGCAAAGAGCATGGCAAAAGGTAAAAGAGTGGGTAAGCCACAAGGTAAAATTGCTAAAGGTTGTGGTGTTGTTATGGCAAATAGACGAAAGCGAACTAAAATTACTTAGTGATAAATATAAAAAACAAAAAGGTAAAAGACCTGAAGGAGTATAAATGGGAATACCATCATCAGTAACTAGATTTGGAACAAGTGAACCTTTTGAATTACAACTTGCAAGAAATCAAATCCAGTTTCATAAACATATATTTAAATTTGGTAATAATCCTACAGTAGGTAATTCTATTGAAACAATATGGTCAGAAGGTGGTTTATATAGTTATTTATCTGCAGCTACAGTTTTAAAAGTTTCAAGTTCAAATACAGCAGATGCAGCAGCAGGAACTGGAGCACGAACAGTAGAGTTATTTGGTTTAGATGCAGATTATAATGAAATAAACGAAACAGTAACACTCAATGGTCAAACTGCTGTTAATACAACAAAAGAATATTTAAGAATTAATCGTTTGATTGTTCGTAGTGCAGGAACTGGTGGACAGAATGCAGGAGTTATTTATGCAGGTACAGGAACAGTTACATCAGGAGTTCCAGCTAATAAGTATGCAACGATAAATGGTGTTGAAGGTTCTAATCAATCTTTAATGTCTTTATGGACAATACCTGCTGGATATACAGGATTTTTAGTGCAGTATGATATATCAAATGGAACGTCAACAAATACTCCAGCAGTATGTAAATTAATTTTAAGTATAAGACCTTTTGGAGAAGTCTTTCAATCTAAGGATGTTAAGTCACTTACAAATGGTATGCATATAGAAGAATCATTTGCAGTTCCTACAGTTATTACAGAAAAATCAGATATTGAGGTAAGAGCATTATCTTCATCAGCTAGTGTAAGTTTTGATGTATCTGCTGCTTTTGAAATTATATACATTAAGAATGTAAGTGCTGAATATTCTAGGAGTTAAGAATGAAAAAGAAAAAAGGTGGTGGACTTAAAAAATGGTTTAAAGAAGACTGGGTAGATATATCTACAGGTAAACCATGTGGAAGAAAATCAGCTAGTAAATCAAAAAGAAAATATCCTGTATGTAGACCAAAGGCAGTTGCTAGTAAAATGACTGCAGGACAAAAGGCTGCAGCAGTAAAAAGAAAAAGGGCAAAGACTAATGTAGGACCTAAACCAACTTCTATTAGGTACCCTATTAGTGCAAGTGGACGAAAACAAAAAGTAAAAACAAAAAGGGGATAAATTATGATTGACCCATTTACAGCTTTTGCAGCTTTGAAGGGAGCTACAGAAGCTATATCACAGGGTATTAAAACAGGTAAAGACTTAATTAATATGTCAAGTTCAGTATCAAGATGGGCAAAGGCAGAGGCAAGTCTTCAAGTTGTGTCAAGTGAAAAACCTAAAGGGTTAGGTAAATTGTTTGGTAAACTTACAGGTGCTGAACAAAATGCTATTGATGCACACTTTAGAAAAGAAGAAGCAAATAGAATTAGAGACGAAATGAGAGAAATGTTTTTACTATATGGTGCACCTGGTCAATGGGAAAGATTACAAAAAGAAATTGCAACTGAACGTAAACGTCAAACTACTTTATTAAAACAAAAAATAGCTGCAGCAAGACGTAAGAAAAATATTATCATATGGACATTAGCTGTAATATTTGGAGCATCATTTATAGCTTTTGAAATATATATATTAACAAACCATATATAAGAAAGGAGAAAACTATGCCTCAAGGAAAAGGTACTTACGGAAGTAAAGTAGGTAGACCACCTAAAAAAATGAAACATGGTAGAAGTGTTAGACATTCTAAAAAGTAAAATAAATACTTGTATGCTATGTTAAACTATAGTATTATAGTAACATTAAACATTGCGTAATCGTTTGGTTCGCATCAACGGAGAAAAAATGGAAGTAGAAAATAAAGAAGAATGGAGTGACATTGACACTTCAAAACCTGAATCTAAAGAAGAAGACAAAGTAGACTTTGAGGTTGAAAAAACTTCTGAAGATAAAGAAGAAAAGGTTGAAGCTGTAGTTGAAGAACAACCTGTAGCTGAAACTAAAACTGAAACGAAGAAGGAAGATACTCAACCAGAGGAACAACCTGATGAAGCTAAAGACATTGAGTCTGAAAGAGCACAAAAAAGAATACGTCAGTTAGTTCGTCAAAGAAAAGAAAAGGAAGAAGAAGTTGCCAGACTTTTAGCTGATAAACAAGAACTTGAAAAAAGACTTACAGCAAATCAAACTAATCAATTTGATTTAACTAAAACAAGTCTTGAGTCGCAAGAAAAAAGTTTAGAGAATCAACTTAATCTTGCTAAACAAAACTACTTAGATGCTTTTGAGAAAGATGATAAAAATCAATTATTAAAAGCACAAGAAGCTTTAAATGAAGCACAAATTAATTTAAATAATGTAAAAACAAATAAGGTAAATTTTGATAAAGATTACGAGAATTACCAAAACAGTATTAAACAACAGCCTGTTCAACAATCTCAACCTCAACAACCCCAATACGACCCTAAAGCAGTCGCATGGGCAGAAAATAATGAGTGGTTTGGTCAGGACAAAATAATGACTGCAGCAGCTTTAGCTTTAGATGCTCAGTTAAAAGAAGAAGGTTTTAATCCTGCAGATGATGACTTCTATAAAGAAGTTGATGTTAGATTAAAGGATGCATTTCCAAATAAGTTTAAAACATCTGAACAGGAAACTCAACAAGTTCGTCAGAAGGCTACGTCAAGTCCTTCCCAAGTGGTAGCAGGAACATCTCGCACTCCTGCCTCCAAAAAAATCAAGCTAAGTCAAGAAGACGTTAGGTTGGCTAATAAATGGAATATACCACTAGATAGGTATGCAAAAGAAAAGTCTAAAGTAGAGACTGGAGAAGAGTATACTACAATAACAACACAAATGCGTAGGAGTTAAAAATGGCTATTAATAAAATAAAACGTAGTGAAGAAACTAGAGAAGCTACTTCAAAACAAGAAACAACTTCATTTGAAGAAACTAATTTGTTACATATACCTGAAGGAGTTAAAAACAGATTTGATTCTCAAGGTATGTCTTTAAGATGGATTAGGATTACATTAAATGGAGAAGATGACTACAAGAACGTAGGTAAAAGACAACGTGAAGGTTGGACATTTGTTTCCCCTGAAGAAGTTCCAGAGTTAGCTTCAACATCTATTGTCAAAGAAGGTGGTAGATATAGTGGAGTCGTTTCCAGTGGTGATGTTGCTTTAGCAAAGATACCAACAGATAAGATGATAGCTAGGCAAGAGTATTATCATAATAAGCACAAGCAACAAGAAGATTCTCTTGATGCAAACTTACGTGCTCAATCTGATTCTCGTATGCCAATAACTAACTCAAGTAAATCAACTGTTACAAAAGGTCGTGAACCTCGTTTTCAAAGATAGTTTGTAACAAATATTAATTATTCTTAATTGAAGGAGATAACAAATGAGTGCAAGTAAAGCATTATTTGGAATGGTCCCTTTGAGAAAAGTTGGTTCTAATTACAATTCTACTGCTCAATCGCAGTACGATATTGCTAATGCAACAGCTTCTAATATTTTTCATGGAGACCTAGTTACAATTGCAGATGGATATATTACTCCAATTGCAACGACAACTGATTATGCTGTAGGTGTGTTTGTGGGTTGTGAATATACTGACCCTGTTTCTAAACAACCTACATTTAGTCATTACTTTCCTGCAAATACTTCAAGTGCTATTGGTAATCCAGTAGGATTTGTTGTTGACGACCCATATGCTTCGTTTATGATACAAGCAGATGGAGCTGTTACTGCAGGTGATATTAACTCTCAAAACTTTGAGGTAACTTTAGGTTCAGGTTCAACTGTAACTGGTAACTCAGGCTTTGGTATTAAAGCTTCAAGTAGAGCAACTACTACTAAGGCTGTAAGACCTATAGCATTAATTAATGAACCAGGAAATGCCTTATCAGGTACTGATGGTGCGTTCCCTAAACTTGAAGTGAAAATCGTCCAGCACTGGATGAAACGTCAAGCAACAGCATAGAGAAGGAGATATAATATGGCTATAAATAGAGCAAGTATTGCAAAACAACTTCTTCCAGGACTTAATGCTGTATTTGGTGTTGAGTATGGTGATGTTAATGACGAACATACACCCCTATTTGAAACTGAAAATTCAGATAGGTCTTTTGAAGAAGAAGTGCTATTCACAGGATTTGGCACAGCTCCAGTAAAATCTGAAGGTGCTGCTGTTTCTTTTGATGATGCACAAGAATCGTTCACAGCTAGATATAACCACGAAACAGTGGCTTTAGCTTTTTCAATTACTGAAGAAGCAATGGAAGATAATCTATATGATACTTTCGCTAAAGTTCGTTCTCGTGCACTAGCAAGAGCAATGGCTAACACTAAACAAGTAAAAGCAGCAGCTATTTTTAATAATGGCTTCACTGCTGGTGATTCTGCAATTGGAGATGGTCAAGCATTCTTCTCTGCATCTCACCCAGTTGTTGGTGGTGGCACCCAAAGTAACCTATTAGCTGCAGCAGATTTAGCTGAAGCAGCTTTGGAAACTGCGTTAATTTCAATTGATGGAACTAAAGATGACAGAGGTATCTTAATTGGTGCACAAGCTCAATCTTTACACATTCCATCTGACCTTAAATTTACTGCTGATAGGCTTCTAGCTTCTCCAGGTAAAGTTGGGTCTCCTAACAACGACATTAACGCAATTAGAAACATGGGAGTAATACCTGGTGGTTATATGGTAAACAGAAGGTTTACAGACACCAATGCTTACTTCATTAAAACTGACGTACCTAATGGTACTAAAATGTTTGTAAGAGTTCCTCTACAAACTAAAATGGAACCAGATTTTGATACTGGTAACGTCAGATTTAAAGCAAGAGAGAGATACTCTTTTGGTGTTTCTGATTGGAGAGGATTCTTTGGTTCTGCAGGTGGCAGCTAGAATCTAAATATATAAGGGGTCTCTTAGGAGACCCTTTATATTATTATAGAAGGAATTATAAATGACAAACTTAACAGCAGTACATATAACAACAGTAGCAAGTGTGGCAGTAGACCATCCTACTCGTATTAGAGGTTTTAATGTAGCTAATGCAAAAAATGCATTAGGTGTATTTGAATTAAGAGATGGAACATCTACAAGTACAGGTGACTCAAAAATTAAAATAAATATAAATGCAGATGGTTCTTTAGATACTTATTTAGCAGATGAAGGTGTACGATTTGAAAGTGGTGTGGTAGTAAGTACAACTGCAAGTGTTTATTCTACAATTTATTTTGGATAATAACAATGCCTACAAAAACTAAAAAGAGAAAATCAAAAGGCATGGGAATTAAGACTAGTGTAAAGTCAGGTAATTTTTTACCCACTAGCAAAGGTGCAGGTATGACAAAGAAGGGTGTTGCTGCTTATCGTAAAGCAAACCCAGGTTCTAAGTTAAAGACTGCAGTAACTGAATCAAATCCTACAGGAAAAAGAGCAAAGAGAAGAAAATCATTTTGTGCTCGTTCAGCAGGACAGGCTAAAATGCATAACATAAGCTGTAAGAAAACTCCAAAGAAAAGAATATGTGCAGCTCGTAGAAGATGGAAATGTTAGATGGCAGACTATACAACTTTAACAACAGAGATAGTAAATACAACTGAGAATAATGCTCAAGAGTTCTTAGACCAAATACCTAACATTGTTAATAGAGCAGAAGAAAGATTAACAGATGAATTAGATGATTATGGTTTAGTAACCTATACATCAGTAGCAGTATCATCAGGTAATAATATTGTTACTTTACCAACTGGTACACGAATAGTAAAGAATTTTAATATAGATATTAATGGAGCAAAGACAAGTATACTTTTAAAAACTGATGAATATTTAAGAGATTACTGGAATGTGTCAGCTTCAACAGGTGAACCAAAGTATTATGCTCATAAAGATAATACAACAATAATGATTGCACCTACACCTTCATCAACAAGTAATGGTGAAGTCGTACATGTAACTAGACCAACAACATTAACATCAGCTTCACCTGATAATTATTTTACACAGTTTTGTTATGACGCATTGTTTAATGCCTGTATGGTAGAGTCGTACATCTTTATGAAGAACTTTCAGATTGTACCATTGTTTGAACAACGATATCAAACTTCAATACAGACTGTAAGAAACAGAGCCAGAAGATTTAGACGTGACGATATGACAAGACCTGCAAGTCCTGCAGGAGCAGATAACACAGTAGTAGATGGGAGTAATTAATGGTTATTAGTAGAAGTTCAATACCACAACAGATAATGAAACCTGGTATAAAGAAAAAGAAAAAAAGTTTATATAGTAAAGCTAAAGATAAAATAAAAAAATTAGACATAACTAAAAAAATGCCTGAGAGTTTAAAAAAAAATCCTATTCGTAAAGCTTTAAGTAAAGCTGCAAGATTTGGTTTAAGAACTGCAACAGGAAGTAATCCATTAGGAATGGGTTTATTAGTTGGTAGTATGACACTTGATGAATATAATAAACCTGAAAATAAATTAAAAAGATTAAAAAGACAAAAAAAAGTTTTTAAAAAAAGAAGAACTGGAACTGATAGACAAAGAGCAAGACATGGCTCAGGAGTTCTTACTTCTGCTGAAGAAAGAGAACTAGATAGAAAACAAAAAGAACTTGAAGAAGTTGTAAATAAATACATGGGTGGTTCATTAAATACAAGGAGAAAATAATGGCTGAAGAAACTAAAAAAGATAAAAAGAAAAAATCAAAGTATCAAACAAAAAGTTTTAAACAACTTAATAAAAAAGAAAAAGAATCATTTTATAATAATGTAAAAGGTTTAAAAGAGTTTGCTAATAAAACTAAAAAACAAGTTTATAAAATATTAAGTACAATAAAAACAGCAAAAGATTTTACGTCTCCAAAAAAACTTGCTAGAATGGCTTATAATAAATTAAGAGGTTCTAAACCACTTTTTGACCCTTCAGAGAGAATAGCAGCTCCAGGTAAAGAAACTACTATGATAAATGTATCTTCAAAACTTAAACCTGATATGGAAGAAATAAAAGGAATAGGTGGTTATAAAATAGTTAGACCTGAAGATGTCAAACTAAATCAAAAAACAGGTAAACTACAAGAAAAATTAGAAACAGGTTCAATAGAAAAACCTGGAGAAACACCTATATTTGATAAAGGAAGAGGACAAAATCCTTATGGTATGAATAAGGGTGGAAGAGTTCGTAGCTATCGTGGTTATGGAAAAGCCAGACGTGGTTAATCAATATTGAAAGGAGAAACAGATGGCAGAAAAAATAAAAACTTCTAAAAAAGAAAAATCTATTATAGATAAAATAAATAAGATAATTAAAGTTAGAAAAGGTATACCTAAATTAGTTGTTGAAGCTATGGTTGAACCAGCTAAAAAATTAGCAGAAAAATATACAGGAGATACACTAACAAAAATTTTAAAAGGTATATCTAAACATAAAGATAAAATAGAAGATATACCTGGATATAGTGCAGATATAGTAAAAAGAAAAGCTGCTAATGCTAAAAATATTAGAATGAAAAATGTACAACTTGAAGATGCAGAAAGATTTCAAAAAAGTAAAACTGGTGGAGCTGAAGCATTTCAAGAACCTTATATGAGACCATTAACAACAAGAAAATATGGTGGTAAAGTTAAAAAATTACAATCTGGTGGTAGAGTTGGTGCACCTAGAGGTACTGGAGCTGCTTTACGAGGATTTGGGAAAGGATATAAATAATGGGTAAATTTTTTCAATCAGATAAAAAACAATCAGGTTATGGTAAAAATATAGATAAAACAAAAACACATGGTAAATATAGTGATTATCCTACTAAGATTTCTAAAAAGATTGCAACATTACAAGATAAAGTTGATACTATAGTAGATACGTATAAAGCTGTAGGTAAATCTCTTCCTATTAGTAAAAAAAATCTTATTAAAACTTTAAAAAATAAAATTCAAGGTCTTAAAATAGGAGATAAAAAACAGTACGAAAAAAAAGCTACACAACAAAATCTTCAGACTACTAAAAATAATCCAAGATTAAAAGCACAAATGGATGAGATGAATAAGGAAGCTGACAAAATAAAAAAATTAGTTGAAGAAGGTATTATTACAAAAGGTGAAGCTAGAGATAAAGCTAAATTATTACGTAAAAATACTGGTGGTAGACTTAACACTAAAAAACCTACAAAAATTAAAAAATTAAAAGTTGACCAAAAACCAAAAAAAAGAGCAAGACCAATTGACCCTAGAGATATATTTATGGAGGGACCTTATAATACAGGTGGTCGTAAAGGTGGTAGAGGTATGGGTGTAGCACTACGTGGTGGTGGTAAAGTAATGAGAGGTTAAATAAATGGCAACGAATAATACGTCAGGCACTTATGACTTTAACTTAGAAATAGGTGACGTTATACAGGAAGCTACTGAGATGATTGGTGGTGAAGTAACTCTTGGTGAAGAACCAAGAAGTGCTAGACGTTCAATTAATCTTATATTAAATGACTGGCAAAATAGAGGTGTTTGTTTATGGACAACAAATACAACTATTGTGAGTATTGCTGCAAGTACATCTCAAGTAAGTTTAGGTAGTCATGTAAGTGACATAATGCAAGTTGTTGTCAATAGAGATAATACAGATTTAGAAATGACTCGTATATCGTATGAAGAGTATTTAAAAGTTCCTAATAAAGGACAAACAGGTAGACCTTCACAATATGCAGTTAAAAGATTTGGTGATAATGTACAATTACATCTATGGTCATTATCAGATGTTAATACTGATAAACTAAAAATTGAAAAGATTGATTATATGCAGGACGTAAATAAATCTGCAATACAAAATGCAGATATGCCTAGAAGATTTTTACCTGCATTAACAACTGGTCTAGCATATTATATGTCATTAAAAAGACCAGGAATAACTGAAGCAAGAGCAAAGTTTTTAAAAGCTGAGTACGAAGAAAGACTTGGCTTTGCAATGACTGAAGATAAAGAACGTGCATCACTTTACATTACACCTAAGATGGGTGTAATATAATGGCAGTAAAAAAAAGAAAAGGATTAATATCTCAGAATAAAAAAAGAATGTACGAAGGTAAAGAAGTAAAACCTGTAATGTATTCTACAAGAGGTGAAAAGAAAATGGTGGGTAGTGTTGATGGTGAATTAATTTTAGATAAATTAGGTCAACCTATTCCATTTAAACAATTATAGGTGTATAATGGCAGTAGGTAAAAGAGCAAAAGCAGTATGTGATATATGTGGATTTGTTTATCCTCATAATGTTATGAAGTTAAATTCTTATGGCTTATTAGTTTGTCCTACTGATTTTGATGGTGCATATGATGAAAATAATCATCCACAAAATAAAGCACCAAATGTAAAAGATGATGAAACGATTAGAAACCCAAGACCTACTCAAAATGAAGCTTTGACTACTTGGGCAAATCAGAATACTAACTGGGAAGCAACGTCCCAATTTTGGAACTTAGTGAGTAACACAAATGCCTGATTTAACTGGACAAGAAATATCAAATTCATATAAGCGATTAATGCAAGTAAAGACTTCAGCTAATGAAGGAATTACTACAACTCTAAGGACTATTCAGTCAGGTGACAATGCAGACTCACCTTTACAACTCAACAACTCTACATTAAATGTTAATGGTACTTTTGCAATAGGTGGTGTAAATCTAACTGCAACTGTATCGTCTTTAAATGCAATTGTGGACATTACAGGTGGTGCAGGTTATGTAGTTGTTTCAGGTACTGATGTTTATAAAAGAAGTTTTTCTGCAGGTAATGGTATTAACATTACTAACAATGATGGTGTTGCAGGTAATACAGGTATTGCCTTAACAAGTACAATAAGTAATATTCAAGATTTTGGTGCTTCAGCAGTTTCAGCAACTTCATTAAATGTTGCAGGGACTATGACAGTTTCCTCAATGAGTGTTACTGATTTTAATGCAGCTACTGTAAGTGCAACTACATTAAAAGCTAATAATGCAACAATTGTAAGTACAGTATCAGCAGCATTTTTTGTAGGTGATGGTTCAGGTTTAGTAAATGTTCCTTCTGCTGAAGGTGGTACAGTAAATGCAGTAGTTGCAGGAACAGGACTTAATGCAACTGTTGATGGTGTTACGTCAACAACTGTAAATACAAGTGGTACTTTAAATTTAGATGCTGACCAATCATTTGGTACAGTTTCAGTTTCAACAGGTTTGGTTGTTCCTCAAGGAGCAGCAACTTTTTCAGTTCCTATTAGTGGTACATCAGCAGTATTTACAGGTGATGTATCTGCAGCTAATGTTTTTGCAGGAACAAATGTTTATGTAGGTGGTACAGCAGTTCCAACTGCATCAGATGTTGCAGCAGTATCTGCATTAACTAAAACTAATTTAGATTCTATAACTTCAATTAATACAGTTGTTGCAAATGTTTCAGCCTTGACATCAGTTAATAAAGCTGATATAATAGTAAATGTTTCAGCTATTGCTTCTATTAATGCAATTATAGGTGATGGTGGTAATTATGCAACGTCTGCTGAATTGGCTACAGTATCTGCAGCACTTGCAACTTCAATAGCTAATTCAAATACAAACATAGCTGCAGTGTCAGTTTTAACTTCAGTTAACAAAGCTGATATTGCAACAAATACAGCAGCTATTACAAGTATTAATACTGTAGTTGATAATTTAGATTTTGCTACAAGTGCTGAGTTAGCAACTGTATCATCAGCATTAGCAACAAGTATTGGTAATAGTAATACTAATATAGCTGCAGTATCAGTATTAACATCTGTAAACAAAGCTGATATAGCTACCAACGTAGCAGCCATTACAAGTATAAATACAATATTAGGAGATGGTAGTAACTTTGCAACAAGTGCAGAATTAGCTACAGTTTCTTCAGCACTAGCTACAAGTATTGCTAATCATTTACCACTAGCAGGTGGTACAATAACAGGTACAGTATCTGCTCAGTCAGTTTATGTAAGTGCATTAGGTGCAAATACTTCAGCAACTCTTGGTAAACGAATTAGAATGGATGGAGCTGCAGTAGCTGACATTGTAAGTTTAACAGATGGTACAAGTATTGCTATTAACTTTAATGATGGACAAAACTTTGCAGTACAATTAACAGATAACAGAACTTTAGAAAATCCTACAAACTGTGTTCCAGGTCAGACAGGAAGTATATTTGTAATACAAGACGGAACTGGTAGTAGAACTTTATCATTTGGAGCTAACTATAAATTCCCTGGTGGGACTGCTCCAACATTATCAACAGGTGCAAGTGCATGTGATAGAATTGACTATATTACATTTACGTCAAGTAACGTACATGCAATAGCCACATTAAATGTGAGTACAGCTTAATGAGTATATTTAATAATAATTTATTAGCAGGAGCAGCAGCTCAATCAACAACTACTCCTGTACATACAATAGACCAATCAATTAGATTTAACCAAGCTGAGAATGCATCAATGTCAAGAACACCAAGTTCAGCAAGTAGTAGAACAACTTGGACATTTAGTTGGTGGTGGAAAAGAGGTGCTTTGTGTGCTGCAACAATAGGGACAAACCAAAGGCAACCTATTTTTGGAACAACAGCATTTTCAATTTTATCAAACCATAACTCTACACAAATTGATGGTATAAATGTTGTTTATGCAGGTGCAGCAAATGATGTGCAAACATCAGAAAAATTTAGAGATACTTCAGCTTGGTATAATTTTCAAGCAGTTTTAGATACAACAAATGATGTTGCTTCAGAAAGATTTCGTCTTTATAAAAATGGGCAAAGAATAACGGATTTTGCTAGTATAACTTATCCAGCAAAAGATACAGAATATACTATTAATAATACTCAAGCACATTATATTGGTTTTAGAAATTCTGGTGAAAATCTTGATGGCTACCTTGCAGAAATTGTATTCATAGATGGACAAGCACTAGACCCATCTAGCTTTGGTGAATACAATAGTTCAGGAATTTGGGTCCCCAAAGACGTAAGTGGTCTTACATTTGGCACTAATGGTTTTCATATTAAAGGTCAAGATTCTTCAGATTTAGGTAATGATAGTTCAGGTAATAATAATGATTTCACGACAAGTGGACTTGCAGCACACGACCAAGTTTTTGACACACCTAGCAATAATTTTTGTGTATTAAACCCAGTAGATAAACCAGCTTATGGTTCTTATGCTGTTAGAAATGTAACTGGTGTAAATCTACAAGTTACTGAAAATGGAGATGGTGTTGTTCAATCTTATGGAATGGGCACTATGGCAGTCAGTAGTGGTAAATGGTATTATGAAGTTTATACAAATACATATCCAGCAGGTAATGCTCTTGCCTTTGGTGTTATTGAATTAGAAAATGCAGAAACAGCAACTGATTCAGCAGGTAGTTGGAAAGAAATAGGAATAAATCAACGACATACAACAAGTGCTTATTCATATTGGGTTTGGGGGTTAAGTAGTTTAACAACAACTGGTCTTACTCCATTTGGACAAGGTGTTACGATTGGAGTAACTACTGACTTTGACAACAATACAATGACATTTACAAAAGATGGTAGTGCATATGGTTCTGTTGATTTTGATACAACATCTCCAACATATACTTTGAGTGGAGTGCTACATAAACCTATATTATTTTTTGGTGCAGATGGTGCATCACTAGCAACACTTAACTTTGGACAGGATTCTACATTTAATGGTGCAGTAACTGCTGGAGGTAATGCTGATGCAAATGGACATGGAAACTTTAAATATGCTGTACCAAGTGGTGCACTAGCATTATGTACAAAGAATTTAGGAGCTGATTAATATGGCAACACCAACAATACCAAATGGCGAAGAATATTTCTTTCCGATAATCTACGAAGGCAACGGAGCTGGGCAGAGGGTCGGTAAGTTCGTACCGTTTACAGATAATGGCACGATAGATAATAGTTGTATTTTTAATAATGTAACTAGTAGTGCAGGTCATTATTTAAGAAAAGCAAGTATGTCAGCAGGTAATAAACAAGTTGCAACTTTTAGTGCTTGGATTAAATTTACTGGACCTTTTTCAACATCTTCAGATTTATTTACAAACTATGGTGGTATTTTAGAACAAGGTAATGGTAGCTGGACTTCAGGTTCTCATTTTATGTTTTGGCAAAACAGAGGAAGATTGGACTGGTATCATAATGGTTCAACTATATTAAGAACAAATAGGTATTTGCAAGATAGTTCAAAATGGTATCATATAATGTGGGCACTAGATGTAACTCAAACAGATGCTGCAGATAGATTAAAAATTTATATTGATGGAAAAGAAGAAACTAGTTTTAACATTGATAGTAGGTCAAGTTTAACTAAAGATACAGATTTGACTTATATAAATGCTTCAGGTCAAGAACTTAATGTAGGTGGTATGCCTAGTGGTAATGGTTATCAAGATTTAAACTGTTATATGGCAGAAGTAAACTATGTAGATGGCACAGCATTAACACCATCAACCTTTGGCTTGACCGACACCTCAACTGGCAGATGGATACCTAAAACATTAAGTGGTATTACTTATGGCACGAATGGTTTTAGATTGGAGTTTGGTGATAGCTCAGCACTTGGAGATGATACGAGTGGGAATACATACGATTTAACTGCTAATAATTTAGCTAGTACAGACCAGACTACTGGTAGTCCTACACAGAATCATGCGACATTGGCAGCTAATCCAACTGCTGGAACTGCAACTTTATCTGAAGGAAATTTAAAAATAGCTGGAACTGGTAGTGGTGTATATGGTGTTAGGCGAGCAACCTTTTTAATTAATAGTAACGATAGTAATGGTTATTATTTTGAAGCTAAAAATGTTGGTAGTTCTACGGATAATATAAATATAGGTCTTATATCATCACAAAATGCTTTGTCTGCTTCAGCTTATGGTGGCTCTAATTCTTATGGAATTGCATCAAGAGGAAGTGGTGGGTCAAATCAATACTGGCGAGTTTTAGGTGGCTCAACTGATGTAACAACAAGTGTTTCTCATGCATCAAATGATGTTATTGGTGTTGCTATTAAGCAAGGTAAAATATGGTTTGCTATTAATAATACTTGGGTATTAAGTGGTGACCCAGCTAATGGAACAAATTCATTTTTTGATATGAGTTCAAAAGCAAGTGAATTTCAAATAGCATTTAATGTATTTCAAAATAATACACTAGACGTAAACTTCGGTCAGAAGTCTTTAGCTTATACTGCTCCAACTGGTTTTTCTGCTTTACAACAAGACAACCTACCTGAAACAGCTAAAGGCATAAGTGGATTAGTGTGGACGAAGAACAGAGATTCTACTGACAATCACCAATTATACGATAGTTCACGAGGTAAACAATTAGTTTTACCACCTAATGCAACAACTGCTGAAGCTACAGTTACAGGTGGTTTGCAAAGATTTTTAGCTGGTGGTCAACAAATTGAAGATAATGTTGCAATTAATACATCTGGTGAATCTTTTGTAACTTGGAACTGGGTGGCAAATGGAGGAACTACTGAAACAAATACTGATGGTTCAATTACCTCAACTGTTCAGGCTAATACCACTGCTGGATTTTCTATTGTAGAATTTACGACACCATCTTCTACACAAGATTTTACAGTTGGACACGGATTAAGTGTAGCACCAAGAGTATTTTTTTTTAAAAGAACTGATTCTACAAGTGGTTGGGCTTTTTATCACCAAGATGTTTTTGACACATATGGAAATCAATATACATTATTTTTAAATACAAGTGGTGCTTCTTATGCTCCAAACCCTGGAATTGCTATGTACCCTAGTGCAACAACTGCAACAACATTTAGTTTAAGGGCTGGTGCATCTATTGCAACTTCTGCAAACTGTGTTGCCTATTGTTTTATTGAAGTAGAAGGTTTTAGTAAATTTGGAAAATATAGTGCTAATAATTCGGCAGATGGTCCGTTTGTGTATTTAGGATTTAAACCAAAATTTTTAATTATTAAAGCAAATGGTGCTATTTCTTGGTACATTATGGATGCTACAAGAAATACTTTTAATCCAGTAATTAATGGTGTTACAATAGATAACCCACAAGTTGAATTTACAGTACAATTCAAAGTAGACTTTTTAAGTAATGGTTTTAAAATAAGAAATGATAGTTCAGTTTATGGTGCTTCAACAAACAATACATCATATTCTCCATATTATTATATGGCATTTGCTGAACATCCATTCGTTGGGGACGGAACGAGTCCTGTAACTGCACGATAGGGTTGTATTTAAAGTAACAATAGTTTATAATATTAATTAACACAATAACATAAGGAGAAATATAATGTGGGCAAAAGTAAAAGCTGACCAAGTTATTGAAATCTTCAGTGGTGCTAAAGCTGTAACTGATAATAATGGTACTCAGCATCCTGCAAGTATATTTAGTAATTGGTCAAAAGCAGAGTTAGCTAATATTGGTTTTTATCCAGTAACTCAGGCAACACCTGCTGATAATAGATTTTATAAAAATGGAGCTGCAAGCTACAGTTTTAGTAATGGAGTTGTTACTGAAACTATAAGTTCAACTGCACATGAAATAGCTGACGTTACAGTTACAGATGAAGATGGTAACGTAGTTAATGATAGTGAAGGTAATCCAACAATACAGACTGGTTTAATATCTCAATATAAAATGGATATTGATAAACGTGCTTATGATTTATTACAACCATCAGACTGGATGGTGGTAAGAGAAATGGAAACTGGTGTATCAGTTCCAGATGCATGGTCAACGTATAGAACAGGTGTACGAACTAAAGCTGCAGAGATGAAAACTGCAGTGTCTGCTGTAACTTCAGTGGGTGCATTAAAAGATTTACATGTAGTTTATGCACAAGTAACTGCAGAGGATAATACTGTTTCAACAACAATAGCAAGTGGAATATTATATAATTTTGGTGAACCACCAACAGAATAGGGGAAAATTAAATGGCAACATTTACGTCAAGGATTAGACTTGAGAAGCAAGATAATGGAGCAAACTCAGGAACATGGGGTACTGTACTTAATCAAAACGTAATTGATTTGGTTGATGATGCAGTCGCAGGTTATACGATTGTTTCATGTAGTTCAGCTATAACCTTATCATCTAATAATGGTTCTGCTGACCAAGCTCGTAGTGCAATTCTTGAACTTCAAGGAACATTAACATCTAGTGTTGACATTACAATCCCCTCAGTATCTAAAATTTATTTTGTAAAAAATAATACTTCAGGTTCATATCCCATAACTTTAAAAACTGCAGCAACAACTGCAAAAACAACAGTAACTCAAGGTGGTACTGGTCCATTTATTTGTGATGGTACAAATGTATTTACTGGAGCTGACACTACAGGTTTAGGTTTGGGTACAGCAGCTACGTTAGACTTTGGTACTGGTGATGCTAATTTAATTCCAGTATCAAGTGCAGATGTTCGTTATGTACAAACTTCAACAGATTCATCAATCACTGGTGCTAAAACATTTACAAGTGCAACAACTTTTACTGGTGACGTAATTACTTCAGGCACTGCAACATTTACTTCAGTAGCAACTTTTAGTGCTGCTGTATCTGCTTCATCATCTGTAACTTTTGCAGGAGCAGTAGGAACACCTATTGTTTCACTATCTGCAGCTACATCATTAGCTTTAGACTTATCAACTGGTAATGATTTTGCAGTTACATTAACTGGAGCTACAACATTATTAAATCCAAGTAATGCAAAGATTGGACAATGTGGTACAATCAGAGTTATTCAAGATGGCACTGGTAGTCGTACAATGTCATATGGAGATGCTTATAATTTTGCAGGAGGAACTGCACCCACACTTACAACAAATGCAAGTGCAGTAGATTTATTAATTTACAAAGTAAGGGAAGTATCATCAGTAGATGTAGCATCAATACTTAATTTATCATAGGAGTTTAAATGTCAACAGAAACACAGCTTCAGCTACTTAAACTTGACTTTGCTCCAGGCTTTCACAGAGAGTCAACTCAATATGCAGAACAAGGTAAATGGTATGATGGTAATAGAGTTAGATTTAGAGCAGGTAAACCTGAAAATATAGGTGGTTGGAACTTTAAAGTTAATACTTCTTTTGAAGGAACTGGTAGAGATTTAATTAGTTGGACTGATAATGATACATTAAAGAGGGCAGCTTTTGGAACTGAATCAAAACTTTATACTTATTTTGGTGGTGTTAATTATGACATTACTCCTATTACCTCAACAGTTACTGTAACAAATGGTTTAACAACTACAGCAGGTAGTACAAAAGTTTTAGTAAGTACAGCTAATAATTTAACCACTGGAGACTTTGTAGAATTTACATCAATGGCAGCTACTATTGGTGGTAATATATTTTTTACAAGTGGTAGTGATTTTAAAGTTAGTGTTATTGATAGTAATTCATTTGAAGTGTTATCCTCAACAACTGCAGCAGCTACATCAGCAGCAACTGGTGACGTAACTATAAACTTTTTATTACCAGTAGGTACTTCAACAGCAGTAGCAGGTTTAGGTTGGAATGCAGGTTATTATGGTCAAGGTGGTTATGGAGAACCAAAAGCACAATCAGACATAACTATATTACCAAGACAGTGGACGTTAGATACGTGGGGTGAAGACTTAGTAGCAGGATTAAGAAGTGGTCGTGTTTATTATTGGGAAACTTCTGCAGGTACTGAAGCTAGAGCAATTGAAGTAAGTGCAGCACCAAGTGTAAGTAATACATTAATTGTTTCTCAAGAAGATAGACATTTAATTTGTATGGGAACAAATGAATTTACAAGTGGTGTATTTAATCCATTATTAGTTAGATGGTCAAATCAAAATAATTTTAATAACTGGACACCTTCAGTAAGTTCAACTTCAGGTGAAGCTATACTAGGTTCAGGTAATAGAATTGTAGCAGCAGCTCGTAGTAGAAATAATATAATTATTTTAACTGATAAGTCTGCACACACAATGCAATTTATAGGACCACCATTTACTTTTGGTTTTAATGAGATAGGTACAAACTGTGGTGCAGTAGGTTTACATGCAGCTAAAGATTTTGATGGTAGAGTTTATTGGATGGGTACTGCAAACTTTTATGTGTTTGATGGTACAGTTAAAAATTTACCATGTACAGTAAGACGATTTGTTTTTGACGATATTAATTTAGACCAGTCAGATAAAATATTTGCAGGTGTTAATTCACAGTTTAAAGAGATAACATGGTTGTACTGTTCTAAGAATGCAACTGAATGTGATAGATATGTAACATTTAATCCAAATGAAAACTATTGGGTATATGGTTCTACACACTTTACAACCTTTGCAGATAAAGGTGTATTTGCAAACACAATTACAACTGGTCGTGAAGATGATGGTGATTCATATTTATATGACAATGAGCCTGAAGGTATTTATACTGCAAATGGAAATGGTATTGAGTCTTTTGTAGAGTCAGCAGATTTTGATATGTCTGAAGGAAATGAGATAATGTTTATTGATAGAATGGTTCCTGATTTAACAATTAATAATGAAGTATCAGGTACATCAGGTCAAGTTAATTTACAACTTACAACTAAAAGATACCCAAATGCAACTGACTCAGTTTTAAAAGGACCTTTTACTGTTGAACCTACTACAAGTAAAATATCAATGAGAGCCAGAGGAAGACAGGCAAAGATAAGAGTGGCAACTTCAACAACAGGTACAAGTTGGAGATATGGTACTGTAAGACTTGACATAGGCTCAGATGGGATGAGATAATGGCAACAAATAAAGCTACAGTTTTTCCTGAACTAAGAGATACGTTTGGGGTATTAACAACAAGAGAACAAAAGATTATATTTGACATTGTAAAACAATGGGCAGATTCTTTAACAACTGAATTAACATCACAGATTATTCAGGAACAAGCTAGAGAATCAATAAGAGTTGCAAGAGTGGACGATACAGCAAATGTACCTAACCCTCAAGCAGGTGATATAAGATTTAACATTTCAACTTCAAAGTTCCAGGGATATACTGGAAGTGCTTGGGTTGATTTTCATTAGGAGTAATTATGGGAGCAGGTGGAAACTACGCACAAGCAGCAATGCAAACTTTATTTGGTGAACAGCTGAGACAATTAAAAAATCAAGCTGCACAACCTGCAGAAGTTAATGAAGAATTAGTTGAGCAATATACTCCTCAATCAACATCTGTTGGTAATACAGTTCAAGATGTTTTAAAAAGATATACTGAAGGAACTGGTGTAGTACCTACTTCACAATCAACAGGACTACAAGGTATATTAGATAAGATAGCTGCAGAGAAAGAGGCATTAAAAGATTTAACTGTAACTGAAACTTCTGAAAGAATGGTTCCTCAATATGAAATGAGTTATGCAAGACCTATTTATGGTCCTGAAAAACCAAGTAAAATTGTATCAGGTTTACCTTCAGGATTACAAAAACAAACTGGATTATATGGGCAACAATTTTATGCTAAACCTAGGACACCTCAAGCTGCTATAGGTGGTCAAACTTATACAGGTCCTATGTATAGACAAGTAGGTAGTAAAAAAATTATAGACACGAGTGAGAGAGCAGCAGTAGCAGGTGACCCAGAGTACGATAAAAAACAAAAATTAATAGATGCTTTACAAGGACAGTATGATATAAGAAGTAAGTATACTTCACCAAGTGCATCAGGAATACAGGGTTTAATTGCTGAACCTATTGTAAATCAGCCACAAACAGGATATAATAATATGAACGAAATTATGAAAAGGTATATAGGATAATGATGCAAAATAAAATGACAGCTCCACCATTACAAGGAATATCTAACTTGATGAAGATGCAAGGTCGTTATGGTGATACTGAATTAGTACATATGACTAAGCCTGAAGTAAAAGGTTTAGCATCATTAGGTGTACTAACTAAAAATCCTAATACTGGTTTACCTGAAGCATTCCTTGGTAGCATTGGTGGTGTATTTAGAGATATTATAGGTCCTATTGGAGCTACATTAATTGGTGGACCAGCAGCAGGTGTTACTTATTCTATGGCTAATACTGCAGCTAAAGGTGGAGACTTTGGTGATATTGCTCTAGCAGGTTTAACAACTTATGCAGGTGGTAAGTTAGGTGAAATGGCAGGAGCAGGTTTAAGTAAGTTTGCTGAAGAAGGTGTGAAAAAAGGAGTTCAAGCAGGTGCAGAAGCTGGAACTAAAGTTGCTTCAGAAGCTGCTAAATCTGTACCTATGGCAGCAAGAGTAGGTCCACAATTTGGTACAACAATAATGGGAGAACCTCTTTCTTCAGGATTAATGGGAGCCACTGATATAGCTAGAGTTGCTGCAGAAAATATACCAGAACAGCTTGGTTCAAGTTTTAGTGATACATTAAAAAGTGGTATATCAGGATTAGTTGATAAAGGTTTAGAAACATTAACTGACCCTGAAAAATTAGGAGGAAGCATTGGAAGAAGTTTAGGTTCATCATACGCAGATGCAGCTTTAGAATTACAACAACAAGGAATACCTGAACAAGTTAAAGATGCTGAAACAGTTCAACAAGAATTTTCAACAGGTAAACTACAAAACATGAACCCTCAATATGCAGATAGAGATTTGTCTGCTTCACGAATCGTAGGTGCAATGCAAGGAACTCAAGCACCTTTACAATTTACTGACCCTAGTTATTCACCTGCAGTTACAGGTAGTTTAAGTGGTATACTAGGTGCTAAGAATGGTGGTGGTCTGGAAGATGCACTAGAGTCAATTACAGAGGGTGCAGAAAAAATTGCAGACATGGGGGATGGGCAGGTTTATTTTGAAGGTATGGTAAAAGGTAATGGTGATGGTATGTCAGATAGTATACCTTTTAGTATTGAAAACAAACAACCTGCTTTATTAAGTAGAGACGAGTACGTGTTACCTGCTGACGTTGTATCAGCTTTAGGTAATGGTTCATCTAATGCAGGTGCAGATATGTTAGATAAGTTTATGACTGACGTTAGAGAAAAAACTATGGGGAGAGAAAGACAGATTAACCAA